CAGGGCCAGCATAACTGGCCGACTAGAAGGGGCGGTTAAACCTCTTCTAGTTTCGCTTTTAGGCGTGAATCAACTCACGAAGCTGAAGATCAAGGCTGTAAACAAGGGTATATCCCTCGCTTCTCAACTCTTTTACAGCATCGCGGATTGACTCAAGAGGCGCTTCATAACGTTCATACTTTGATTTTGCAGTAGCAGGATCAACTCTGAACATTTCGGCAAAATCGCCATGAAGTGTAACAACCCAACCGTCACGGGGATCTTTCTGGTAAAGAAAAGATTCGTCAAAACGGGTAGAACGCATGATTTTAATGCAAGAGGGCAGGTTAAGGGCAGTTTAACGTCGTACCGGACGGGATAGAACTTCTAATTAGCAGGAAATTAGAAGTTTATTAGAAGTTACTTCTTGACTTTGAAGCCGTTGATGGTGCGTACTTCATCCTCAGTAAGAATGGAAGCTACCTCTTCGGCTGTAAGTCTTTCGATTGCAAGTTCTTCTTTCGCTGTAAGCTCCTCTTCCCTGGAGTCAATCTGGTCAGTGTCACCACTTTCAGGTTCACTCCACATAGGAGGAGTTCCTTCTTCCATTAGCTTGTTTGCTAGCTTGCGTAGTTGCTTTGCAGTAGCTGCTTTAAGCTTTCTGCGTTGCTCAGGCTTGAGCGAAGCAATAGCACCAGTAATGGCGGCGGCGCTAAGAAAAACAACACGTCCGAGTGACATGATAATAAAAACAAAGGAAGCAGACATGAAGTCTGCAGAAAAGGGCCGTAGCCCCTTAGTGCAAACATCAACCGAAATCTGCCTCTAGCTCAAACTCATGCTTGAGCCATCTCAACAGATCTCTGTTGCCAGTAATGATCTTGTCAGCCGTTACGATGAACGGAGTCAAGTTCAACTCTTCCATGCCGTCCATATACTGCTCGAAAGCAGCAAAGAACTCAAGCCGGAAGGTTTCCAACTGGTGGTCAATTTGACCATTATCCCTCCTGGCAAGCAGGCGGAGGTCTTGTAGCTTGTTGTACACAGCAGCTTCTGTCATAGCTGGGTAAACGGTGCAGGTGCCCATCTCCTGCGAACTGGGCAATGACTGAGGGAGCCTTGAAGCTCCCTGACCGCCTAAACGGATCAGCCGAGCCATGCCTCTTCAGGCATAAACTCTGGGTGTTGGTCGAGCAACACTTCCCAAGCCCAGCTAGAAAGCTCAGCTTCGTTGTAGGCCTCTCCAACGTTTTGGAGAAGCTCAACGCGATCCTGAAGGATCTGGGCGTGTGCGAGGTCGAAGTAAGTCACGGGAGTTTCCGTGCGCAGGGTGCCTATATCCCTTGGAGGCACAAAAGCAAAAACTGCCTCTAAGGCTGTTCTTGCAATAGCTGAGGGAGGCATTACACCTCCCAGACCGTTTAAACGGATTCAGCTGGTTTGATTGCAGCAGCAATCTTGGTTCTCAACTGTTTACCCAGTGGTGATTTCCAGGCATATACAGCAAGACCGGCAGTTACACCGATGGCAATAGCTGTCATCCGTGCTTGGCCTTGTGCCTGGAGTTGAACAGCTTCATAAGCTTGATCAGCTACAGTGGAATCAACGAGGTACGTATCTTCCAAGTAAGCAGGGATTTCTTCGATGGAAAGAAAAGTTGCCATGTCAATAGAGCGGAGGACAGCAGTCATGAGGACTGCATCTAAGGCTGTTTAGCCCTGGAGGCAACCATCAACTTGTAGGTATTAATTACTTACACAAATTCCCGAAAATATCTCTAAGGATTTCAGATTAAATTCTGCGTATTTTCCACAGTTTCTGCCGAACAAAAATTTAATCTCGACCAGTCATCTGGCCGTTCTCCCGTGATCCGTTGCGCTGCAAGGGATTATAAGGGAAGTACAGGGGTATTGTAGCGTTAAAAACGGTAGTAATATGCTAACAGGGCGTGTTAAGCGGGGTATAGTATGTTATAGGGAGCCGAAGCTCCCCGGTGCGGGTCAGATTAGGTCTTCGGGGTCAAGAACCCAAAGGGCGGCCATGGTGTTTTCTACCTTAGCTTGCGACCAGGTAGCTGCTGGCGGGCAGATTTTAACGAAGTCAAGGAACTGTTCAACGAACCACCCTGGCTGGATGCCATAGATTGGTGCGCCCCCAATGTGATCGCGGGCATATACATTGTTCGCTGCTTCACGCAGCATGGTGCTTGTCATTGGATTAACCCAGTGGGACATAACCGCAAGGAACTACCTCTTACGGTTGTTTAAATACTGACAGGCTCATCAGCGGCAGCATGTCAAGCTACCGGACCAGGGACCGAAGCCCCCGGTTTCGCCGTAGTCAAAAGTTGATGCAGGGTTCAGGCTGGAGAACCCACCCCTTACGGAGCAATGCTCGCCAAAGCCGCCGTGCTTCTTCGGCTGGGAGTGTCTTTACCGCGCCAAAGCTCGGCTTCGTCCATACCGACCCGTCATCGAGTGGCATGAATGTATATTCAACCCACTCGCCATAACGTTCAACTTCCATGGTGTAACACTTGCTTGTCATTGGATTAAACCAACAGAACACCACCACCGGAACTATCTCTTAGGCTCACGCAAACACCTAGCTCGCAACACACGGTACCCTCCACTCAACAACACGCACGTCCGTACCACACCTTTCTTTTTTTCCTTTCGGGCCCCTCTGCTCACTGTGTTTGCTTGATAGCTGCCGCGTTTTTTACCCCAAATTGACCTTTTTTATGGCCCGGTAGGGGACAATTGCTCTATTCCTGGTGCTAAACATGTTTATAACGCTTAAAATCAAAGATATAGAAGAATTTTCATAAAATGCCCGTCTCTCCTGCAGATTTTGCTCTCTGGGCGCGTGAAACTGGTAATAAATACCCTGAAACAACACAAGAAAAGCTTGCGGCGACTCCTCATGCCTACGCGCATGCCAGAAGTTTCGGAAAAGCCAGTACAAATGCGCCTGGAGCACGTGTTGGTGGCTCAATTCTTTATGATCAACCTGTTGTAGTAGAAAACAGAGCACCGAACTCACTCTTTAATTCTCCAGTAACGCCCGATAACCGTGCTTCAAAGGTTGCAGGCACGTTAGATGCCTCTCTTACTGGTGAGCACTTTAGAAATGAAGAGGGTCAAGAGGTTGCAGAACGCAGTCGGCAACGTTCTTTTATTGATACACTCGGTAAAACAGCCCTAGCGGCAGGTGCTGTTGCTGCTGGCGTAGCTTTAGCACAAAATCCTGCGGCGCAGCAAGCAATCCGCACTGCAGGAACATCAATATCAGAAAACGCCCAAAATATTGGTAGCCGCGTTTCAGGTTTTCTTGGGGGGTTAGGGGGAGGCCGCAATGTTGATCCTGACGTAATTCGTAACTCCGGTGACGTTACACCGCCCACTACCGGTCAACGTTATCAACAGGAGCAAATCCCTGTTGCAACGCAAGAAATTCAAGTAGCTAAGGGTGCCCCCACGGGTTCTGCGGCTGAGGCAACTCTTCCGCCTACGACTGAGTCCTATGGCGTTAAACCTGTCACAGAAAGTGATGTAATTACTTCAAGCCAAACTTTTGCCCCCAGGAGCAAAGCTGAAGTAATTCAAAGCGTTTTGAGCAAAATGCCGATTTCTGCACAGGAAACGGAATACGCACCTGACATCTTGGATCCGCGTGATCTTGGCACCCAAAGCTTCCAGATTGCAACCAAATTTGCTTCTCCTGAAGTAATTGCAGCTCGGCGTGCTGATCTGCGCGGAGAAGTTAATCCGTCTGTAGGTGCCCCGCTAGTTGATCGCGTCACTGGCGAGATCAGGAACCCAGAGATAAGTGTTGCTGGTTACAAAGAAGCATTCCCTGGAATTGGTGAGCGCGTCAAAGATTTCCTACAACCAGAAACAGGTGCAGCTCCGATCGGCGCTTCCACCGGAGAGTACGGCGCGCAACCGCAAATCGGTTTTAGTGAGCAAATTTTATCACTTGATCCTGAAGCCATCCTCCGCCCAAGTCCAGGGATGGGTTCACCGTCTCAAGTCAGTCCTGAGTATTTAGCGCAACATCCAAAAGGCGCTTCAGGTTTATTCCAAACTTTAACTACAAGAACAGGTTACGGCGCACCTGTTCGTCATGAAGAAGTAGATTATCGCCCGCTGGGAGGTAGGAGCTTGGTTCGTACTGGTGGCGGCACACAACCAGAAACTGTCAGGATTGAACATCCTTACTCATTTGAACCAACAGAACAACATGACATAGGCGAGTTTGCTGTTTCTGGTGCCAGGGATGTAACAAGTGCTTTTGCCAAACCGCAAGTTCAGCGTCTTGCCAGTGTCCCTATTAGCGATGAAGACACTCGCCTTATTACTAAAGGAGCAGAGGCAAGAAGGCTAGAAGTTGCTGGGTACCTTGGGGGCAAAGCTGCATGGACACCTGAACTTTGGCATCGGAGGTTGCTTCAAGAATCAACTCAGCGGCTTGGCACGTTAGAACAAGAGCTAACAAAACTGGAAAGGACAGCAGATTTACCAGAAGTTGAAAGGAGCAGGGTAGCAAAAACCAGGACATTTTTAAGGCAAGCAGCCGGCTTGTATGACATGACACAAGATCCTAAACTACTTAAAGCAGCATCTCAGTTAGCACTGCCGCTAACGACGACTTTACCTGGAGGCGAAACTGTCCCGACCAAATCCTTCTTTAAACCCTTTAGTGCTGTTGGTTCTGGCAAAGGTGAAAACTTAACTCAAGTGCAAGTTTTAGAAAATGAGTTGATTGGCAAACAAACAGTTTTAAGTAACGTAAGGTATGGAGCTTTAAGAAGTCTTGGACTTAAACCTACCGTAATGTTATCAAGCGAGCAGCTTAATTCTCTACCAAAATCAACACAAACTGTGCTTAAAAATGCACATAATGATTTAATAGCAGCACAAAATAAATTAGATGATGCGCGCGCAAGCCAACTTCTTTTCTCTGTTCCTGAGAACATTGTAGAAGGAACCAAGCAAGTACCTGTCTTTAGCCAAACCACTGGCGACATAATTGGCATGACTTCAGCGCCGGAAGAAAAAACTTTAGACCCAATAGATTTCTACAATATGCGGGCAAGAAGCGGCGTAGGCCGTAGTGAAGTTGGTGGGGTTGGTCGCCGCCGGGAAGCACTGGCGGACCTAGGATATTCGCCAGAAGGTGCCATTTCTGATGTAACGCCTGTGTTGTTCAAAGATTTAAATACAGGTGAAATTTTGCATGCAGATGATGTTTTGCCTGCACAATACGCCAACAAATCTGTTAGACCTGTTCGTGGAACAGCAGTTGAACCGCAACGCCTCATGGGCAAAAGAGATCGTTCTTACAAGGGAATTACTTCTGATGTGATTGACCCACGTTCATTTGATCCCGTTGAACGTCAAAATCGGGCAAAAGAGCGCCCTGATCTCATAACACCTGAAGGGCTGCTTTACACAGAAGCAGCAACAGAGCGTCCAAGTGGTTACACGGCCCCTGGAATGGGTGCTTACAGTAATGCTGCAATGAAGAGAGCGCTTGCTGGACCAACTCCAGAGCAAGTGGATGAAAATTTAATTCAACTAGCTTTGTCTTCCCCTGGGGGCAGACTACAAGCCAGGGCTCAAACTGCGCCGCGTCAAGCTCCAGCAGAAGGAAGCCCCCGCGCAAAAAGCGTCGCACTGTTAAAGCAACGTGCTGAGATGATAAATCAAATTATGCGCGGCGAATCCGTTGATTTACCTTCGGCTTCAGATGCGCGTCCTCAGGAGGTTGGCCAAACTTCAGAATGGATACAGGGACCCAAAGAAGCGCCTAAATCTAACCCTACTGTCCGCACCGTTCGCGAATTTCAGCCGCAGCAACTCTCTATCCCTGGCGCCGGACTGGCCTCACAAATCCGCTCAACTCCAGCACTAGAGGAGGCTCTTGCAACAGAACGTTACATGGGATCTCGCCCAGGAACAAACCTTAGAGCAGCTATGCAAAAAGCTTTGGCTAAAGCATCGGTTCAGCAACCCACATTGTTCTGACACGGGTTGCCGCTGCTAAATTAGAATTAATTGAGAGACCGCTGTGACATTCCTGGAACCAATTATTTTTTCTCTTATTGCTGTGATTGCTGGCTTTGGTCTGACTAAAGCCACTGGCTGGTTGAACAAACAAGAAGTTGCCAAGGCGTTCTTAAAGGCAGGTCCTGGCATCGCCCGCGCATACGATGTGCTTGATCCACTCCTGGCGTCAAACCTAGCAACCTGGAAAGGGTCGCAAGTGCAAGATGCTTTTACCATTACGGTGCAAGCTTTATCTGACGGTCAACTAACTGACAAAGAAGTAAAGATCATCACCACGCACCTTGCCAAAAAGTTTCTCCCCCAGGCAGCAGCCGATAAAGTCCAAACGTATGCTGCAGCCCTAAGTGAGCCTGTGGCTGTAACGGCTTCTAAAGTTGTAAATAGCGCAGTGACTGGCGCACTAACCTCAACTGCTGCTATCAATCAAATTCAGTTGTTGTTTAACAAAAAATAATTATGGTTAAAGATAAAAAGTGGATCAAAGACGCCATCAAGCGTCCGGGTGCATTTACCAAGAAAGCAGAAGAACACAACATGTCGGTATCAGAGTATGCAGCTAAGGTAACTGCTAACCCTGACGAGTACGACAAAACTACAGTTCGCCAAGCAAACCTAGCAAAGACCCTTAAAAAACTACGCAAACACAAAGGTAAGTAATTACTTAGATGGCCACTTTTTCCCAAAATTATTCATCACCGTCCGATCAGGCTGTACGGGATAAAAATAGTGTTTCCGCAAACACCACCGGACCCAACGCACCTGCCAATGCGGATCCCACTTCATACCGTAATAAATTTGTCTCTGAGCTAAAAAAGAATCCACCATCTCGCGAACTGTATTCTCAAGTATTTAGTGCAAAAGATGCAGAAGATACACAACACAAAATTGATGGTTTGAACGATCAGCCTAATTTTATTAATAAAGGAGATCAAGCCCTTGCTAAAGATTTTGTAAGCAAGTATGCGGAAGGAGTAAAACGCGCTTTGCTTCCTGAAGATGAGGCCATAAATCAACAAACAATTGCTGCATACCAAGCTAAACAACCTGGCCAAGGAATTGGTGATATTGCTGTGGCTGCTTCTAGTAGAATTAAATATCCGGGTGCATCTGGAACACAAGTATCATGACTCTTTTTGCTGGAGCAGTACCGGCCATACGCATGGCGGGAGCAGCCCTCGGAAAATATCTAACCAACCCGCAAACCTTAAAAAATATTGGAACAAAAGTTGCAGTAGATACCGCACTAGGTGCAGCAGTATCACAAGCAGTCCCACGTATCTTAGGGCAGGAACCTGGCGTAACTCCTTTGCAAGCAGCGCTTCATTCAGGCACCCAGTCACTCATAAGCTCCCCAATTGCTGGCGGCATGAGGGCAATGGGAATTCCTGGCATTGCAGCAGATAGCGCAGGATCCATCTTGGGTGGTGCTGGCGCACAGGTTGTTTCGCAATCTGTCAACCAGGGTCTGCACGGCAGGATGCAACCTGTTTCGCAAACAGTTGCGCCTGAACCAGGCGATCAAATGAGTCCAGACACTGCCCAGTTAATGCAATTGCAAGGAATGCATGCAGAGATGGAACAGCAACGTTACAACAATGAAATCAATTTGGCACTAGCTAAAAATTATCACGCCCCGATGACAACGGTTGTGCATAAAAATCCTAGCGCTGATCTACAAAGTATCATTGGCATGTTAAATCCAAATGCTCGTTACTGATAATGAATCCAAACGTCAATACAAATTACCTGACAAATAGCTTAGCTAAAGCTCAACAGTTTGCTCAACAAGCTGTCAGCAAGTTGCAAACAGGTATTGAACGTACCCCTTGGAATTATTATAAAAGCAATATTGGCCCCACCGGAGAAGTGTTGCGCGAGCAAATAAGAAATGCAGTTGCTGCAGCAAACGTTAAACGAACTCAAGGCGTATATCCAAGTGGCAGTTATTCTTCTGTTGCCAATAAAGAAAAAGTTAATGTTCCTTTTAACGTTCCCACTGCTGCACCAATAGCTCCAGGGCTTGCCGCAGATGTCTTAACAAATGCGACTCGTAGAGATGTTTGGCATTATACAAACATGCACCGACTTATGGGCGATGTTGGTCAATATGCCGCACCACGACTTGGCCTGAAGTCCACCCTTGCTGGCGCCGTAGTTGCTGCAGCAGTTCCTGTAACCCTGGGGCTTTTGAGCGGTCAAACAGGATCCATTGCTACAGGATTACGACCAAGGGGACAAAAGGCTGTAGCACCTGTTTCTAAAGAAGAGGATCCCACCGGGCGCAAGACTCGTTCAGCTACGTTAGAAGCCGCACTGCGTTATGGCTTGGGTCAGCGTGGGCAACTCCTTCCTTATGCTGAATTTAAAAAAGAACGTCCTGATGTTGCACCTTCTACTTATGTGCAATACCGTCGTTATGAAAACATGAAGCCGGAAGCAGGGAAGAACGTCATTGTTGATCCTGAGGCACAATCTTTTTCTGCACTGGGGGGCGTCATTCGTGGCACCGCACGAGGATTAAATGATCCTGAGATTCGCTTGAAAGGTGTACCTATTACCTTAAGTGCTGTCTTGGGTACAGCCGCAGGTCTTGGTGCAATCAAAGGATTAACTAAAGCTATTGAACCAAAAGTAAAAATTAAGTCTAGTGCTCCAGATGCGCAAGGGGTTTACAATATTGCGGAAGGACAATACCCTGAATTTGCAACCGAGCGGCGAGGGGCGGGATTAGATGAGTATTACAAAAGGCGTGCTGCTGGTGGGGCAACAAAAACCACACAACATACTTATGGCGAGCCAGGTGTAGGAACTAAAATTGCAGAAAAACTTGGTGGTTACACAGATCCGGTAATTTTGTTAGCAGGAGCAGCAACTGCGGCAACTATTGGACATGTTGCTAAGAAACTTCTTCAAAAATCTGCAGAACGGCGACTTAAAAAAGAAAACCCTGTAGAATACTTAAAGCACAAACATGGTTCTTTAGAACAAGCTGGTGCAGCCTTAGGTCAACCTGAGGCACGTAGCTGGCAACAACTCACTCCGTACGTTAAGTAAATGGCTTTTTCCGATTATGCTGGCGGCTTTAATACTAATTATGAGAACGCGATTAAAAGTGGCCAAAACCCATTTGGTAACTATTCCATTACAGATTTTTACGGTGAAGATGCTCCAAAATTAGATCTTAGTTCATCGTCAGAATCAAGTAAAAGCTCCCCAAGTTTTGGAGATAAGTTTGGCGAAGGCATGCGCATGGCGGGGAGCGCGTTAGAAAAGTGGGGGAAAAATAGAGATAATGATTTTGGTTATTACGGTAATCGTGGCGGCGGCGGCATGAGCGGCGGCGGTGTACAGAGTAGCGGTGATTTCACTGTTGTTTATCCTCAGCAGCAGCAACCTTACACCATTCAAGGATCTAGAGGGTTTGGCGGCCCCTTGGGAACTTTGGCTGGTATTGGAGCTAGCTTTATTCCAGGACTTGGTCCAGGGATTAGAGCAGCGCTGCCTGCCATTGGTGGCAGCGTGGGTAGTTTCTTTGGGTAGTTTCTTTTAATTAAAGCTTATTACCACTAAAATGTTTATTAAGAGGATCTAAATTATGGCTTTTGATTTTAACCGGATGGCAGGGCAAGCCTTTACAGGTCTTGTAGGGAGCGCCATAAGCAACCCCCTTATGGTGCCGGTTGCTTTTGCAGGGGGGTTGACCGCAAATGCTCTAAGAAAGCCTGTACAGGACGCAGCAGGTGCTGCTGTCGGGCCAGTTGCAACCTATCAGTTAGTCCAACAACCTGGAGCAATGCCGCAGGTTGCTGCGGTACCTGAAAATCTTGCAAAGTTAAATCAACCAACTTCTGTGTATGATCTTGTGGATCCCAATAAAGGACTCCTTACCACACGCGTTCAACAGGCTTTGTTAGCAGATCAAACCCGTGCTGAAGCTGTTAAGACAGGGTATGCCATGCTTCCCCTCATGGAACAAGCCAAGAAAAGTGAGCTTGAGCGTATGATGGCGGCTGCTCAAATTCGTTCCAACATCGGTACCAACCAAGCGCTGATGCTTGGTGGCGCACAAACTGCACAACAAATGGGTCTTAATGCTGCCTCACAAATGGGGTCAGCCTTAGCGGCACAATATCAGTATGGCTGATTTTCGTTCCATATGGGATCCAACCGCAAGTTTGGTATCCCCGTCAACAGTTAAGTTAAGCGACAAATATAATAGCAAGTTTGATCCCAATGCTCTGGCGGCGTCGCTTGTAGCAGCAAGCACTCCGACTCCAAAAGGACAAACCCCTCCAACTGTCCCCTCGTTCCCTGGTGGAGATGCTGTTGGCAAACCCTCTCAAACAGTTTTAGATCAAATTTATGCTTGGAAAAGTGCGCAACCTGAGCTGTCGGCTCAACGTGCACAAGAATATCAGATGCAAGCGGAACTGACACGGAAACAGCTGTCAGATGTGTTTCCATACATGTCTGCTGCTGCTTCTCAAGCAACTGCTCGCAACCTGGCAGCAAGCAAGCAATTTTTAGCTTTTAAAGAAGGTTCACCGAGCAACATCCAAAATATCATGGCCTCTAAACAGAATCAAATGGCTTCAGCAGCTGATTCAGAATATCGCCGTGCCATGGGTATCGCAGCTCAACAGCAAGCAGCACAAAGCGGACTTAGATTTGCCGGTCAAACTTTCCAAGTAGGCTGATCACTGCTCTATTTGCTATACTATTACTAATTAAGAGGTTTTATTGTCATGGGAGGTAGTTCACCCTCTGTCACTTACTCCCCGCCGCCGCCGGCCCCTACGGTGGTGCAGCAGCCTACTCAGTCCCTGGAGGCCCAAACTGCGTTGAATGAAGTCAGCGGTGCACAATCCCGACTCAACATGACCCTTGGGTCGCAGTTGGACCAGCAGAACAAAGCGTTCTTCACCACGCAGGACATGCGTCAGACACAAGCTATTGGTGGTGAAACCCGTGCCACCATTGCAACGCAAGGTGAACAACAGCGCGCTTCGACAACCACTGAAGGTGAACAGCAACGCCTCGGTACGCAAACTGCCGGCGAAGAAACGCGGAAAACCGACTTGCAGAAAATCATGCAAGAGAACTATGCTGCCAACAGGAACCGTAACTGGGCGCAAGGCTCTTATCGTGCATGATTGACTGGCTCCAGTCTTTAACTGAAAAAGACCGCGAATCCTTTCTTTCTTTTTGCAAGCAAATCTCTTCACCCATACAGATGTATCTGTACTCCCGATTTCTCGGGTTTTCAGGCAGCATCGTGGAGTGCAGTGAATGGGCTGTAAAAGAATTTAAGAAGAGAAACTTCAATGGAATCATGGAGATGGAAATTGACTCCATGCAGCAGGATATTGCAAAGCTTAGGGAAGCAATTGATCTTGGCATGATCAAGCAAGACATGGGGGCCTCCAGGATCGCCATGCTCCAAAAAGAACTGCGTGGCACCATCAAGCAACTTAACGACGAAAAACACCTAACCGACAAGCAAGGTCTGATCCTTGCTGGCGCCGATCGTGCGTTGCGTGAAATGCTTTTGATCTTCCGTGATGATCCTATTGAAGGTCCTTTAGAAGAAGCGTCCATGGCAGTATGGACAAAAATTCTGCAAGAAGAATCATAAAGGTTAGTGCGCTAAGGTAAGCACATAACTGAGATTTACATTGGCTGGCACAAGTCTTTATAGTGTTCATCGCAGAACTGCGCGTGCAGCAGCTAAACAACAAGTTGTTAAAAAAACTTCTAACATTGACACTGAACGGGCGCGTACAGATTTTGCATACTTTTGTGACGTAGTAGGAGATAAGCCGCCAGCAGAACACCATAAACAATGGCACCGCTACCTTTGTACTGGCGATAATACTGAGTGCTTGATTGCTATCGGTGGTCCCAACATTGACATCCTTGCTCCCAGGGGTAGTGCAAAAAGTACAGTTTTAGGTTTATATACAGCTTGGGCAATTGGCGTTCACGCCTTCCACAAAAAACCCTTAAAGATTCTTTATATTTCCTACACGGTTGATGTTGCTCGGCCTAAGAGTGCAGCCATCAAGCGCATCATCGAAGAAAGTAAAACGTATCGAGAAATTTTCCCTATGGTAAAAATTGCCAAAGGGATTAACTCCAACGAATACTGGAGTATTGATTGGAAGTTTGCAGGCATCAGATCTACTGGTGAAGAAGAATTTACAGTTTGTTGCGCTGGCCTCAAGGGCGCCGTGACCTCAAAACGAAGCCACTTATGTATAATCGACGACTGTATTAAGTCGAGCGACGACATTAAAAATAAAGACATCCGACAGATGATGGAGGACAACTGGAACTCCGTTATTGTTCCTACTATGTTTGAGGGTGGAAGAGCCATCTGCCTCGGCACTCGGTTCAGGCACGACGACATTCACAGCACTACGTTTATTCCACAAAATGACTGGGTTCAAATCGTTCAATCCGCAATCACTGTTGATGCTAACGGAGACGAAGTTTCTTACTGGCCTAACATGTGGTCTCTGGAATATCTTAGCGATCGCCGCCGTCAAGCACCTATCAGTTTTAGTTTTCAGTACCAAAATCAAATTGCACAAACCAGCGAGCTTTCCCTTTCCCCTGAGCTGATTGTTAAAGGCCAAATCTCCACGGAGTTTGATGCTTTGGGAATCGGCATTGACCTCTCCGCTGGTATAAGGGAACGTAATGACTACACAGCCATAGTGCTTGGCGGCAGGATCGGCAGCAAGATTCACATCATAGATTGCAAGCGGATCCGAGTTATGGGTAACTTAGAGAAGTTGGAGTCTCTTATGGAGATGTGTTATGAGTGGGGAATTGCACACAAAGATGGAAACCAATATTTCCCCACTGGCAGCACTATTGACGTGTGGTCAGAAGCTGTGGCATACCAAGCGTCCCTTGAAGCTGACTTCAAACGGATCTGCTTAGGGGAGCACGGGCTTTACAACATTAACTGGCATGCGGTCAAAGGATTCCGTGGTGACAAGGTTGCACGCTTTAGGGGCATCATGGGATTGTTTGAGCAGCGCAAAATTACTTTTAACAAGTATCGCAAGTTCCAGGCGTTGACTGACGAGATCATCAACTTTGGCGTTAGTTCACACGACGACTGCGTCGACGCTCTTGTCTGGCTCTGTAACGGATTGATGACCAGGGGCAAACTTGAACTCGAATATTGATGTGTGCAGGATTGTAAGGGATAAAGTATTCTGGATCTAAACTTATGAAACCACCTTACAATGTCTACCGGCTATTACATTATTGAACTGGACCAGGACGCCTACGGTTCTGCTGTTGTTCCGCTCCCCGATGAGTTGTGTCACGACATGGGGCTTAGCCCTGGCGAACGATTTGATGTCGAAGTTGAAGATGATGTAATTACCCTAAAAAGGTTGCACGCCGGATACGATATTGAGGCATAATAGCTAAAGCGCTTTCCAAACGAATGTCCGAAAACAAATCTATTCTTGACGACATTTTAAAATCTGTTGTTGAGCGCGACTCAAACGGCAGTGCGGATACCATGCTCATTAATGCGCACCTTGCGCAAATGCGCATGTTTGGCATTAGGCAAGGCGTTGAGTTTTATCCAAATCAAGATAACTTTGGTACGCAACGGTTTGATTTTATTCAGCAAGTAATCAAGTTCAACAAGCTGGACGCCCGCCTCGATTCAATGTGGGATCGCTTCTTGGCCTATGGCAAGGGTCTTTTTTATATTCGACCAACAAAGAAAACGTATAGATTGTATTGGTTTGACAAAGATGCTTATAGAACTTATTACTCACCAGATGGCGAATTAGAAGAAGTTATTATTATTTATTCATATAAGGTCAAATCTAGCAGGGGCTTTGGTGGCATTGGTCTCTCAACTGATAAGCGTTATATGCGGTTGCGGATTACTGCAACAGAAATTGAAGAGTGCCACAGCGAACAGGAAATGTCGTTTGACAGCCCTGTGGAGTTTGCAAACTTAAACAACACCACTAAAACTGTCAACAGCATGGAGTTCATTCCGTGCGTAGAAGTTTTCAATAATCCCGACGCCTTTGGTACTGAGGGATACGGGGAGTTTGAGTGGCTTTCCAACCAGATCATCGCTCATGATGAGATGGTTAAAAACATCCGGGCAAACCTTTCATTCTTTGGAAACCCTACGCTGCTGTCGTCTCGTCCCAAGGCGGACATCACTGAAGCAGTTGGTAGCGAAACCGACCAGCGCCCCAGTATTTCCAGTCAATCAGGTTTCCAATCTGAGTTCAGCCTGTCCGCCTCCACATTTAAATCGGACAACGAAAGCCGCCGCAAGCCTGGCTACTACGGAAAGCCTGGTTCAGGCCTGCGCGTCCCCAGGGTCATCGCTAACCTGGAGCCAACCGATCGTGTTGGATTTATTACGCCCAACGCTGTCAGTGCTGACCAAGCACGTTACGCAGAACAGCTTCGTAGTGAGATCCGGCTTGCCCTTGGAGGCATCGATGACCTAAGTATCACCAATGTAACCGCGACTGAAATTAAATCAGCGTACGGACGCGTCAGTGCTACTGCAAAGAAAAAGTGCCTACAACTTTATACCTATGGTATTTGTCGTTGTCTTGAATTGATGGTTTTTCAGGAAGAGCAAATCTTCCGTAAATCCTTGGCATTTGCTTCAGGTATTAAATACCCTGATCCTCCTGTTGATCTTCAAGATCCTGCGCAAGAAGCAAAATACGAGAAGCAAAAAAGCTTGTATGAAAAGAAACTTCAAAAAGCAATTGATAATGCCGTAGAGACAAAAACAATTCCACCAGGTGTCTTGGGTTTGGCTCCAGATGGAGATCGAACTATAGAGTGGCGTTGGATGGGTCCTGTTTATGAAGATACAACTCAGGACAAACTTAACCAATCAATCTTTACTAGGAACCTACAGGAGTTAGGTGTTGATAGCATAGAAGCACTGAAGTATTTGTTCCCTTCAAAAACGGACGACGAAGTTGCTGGCATGCTCAGCGGTTTCCCGTTCCGGATGGTGGGAGAAGTACAGAGGGCAATGGCCACATTTATTGATCTCGTAAATCAACAAATGAGGACCCCCCATCCGCAGCAACCCAACTTACCCATGGCTGCGGATCCGAGACTTGATCTCACCCCCTTCCTTTACCGAACTCTCGAAAGCCTACAAAAAGAGGTAACCTATGCAGGCCGATACCGCAATGCCGACCCAATCGGCACCCCAAGTATCTCAGACCCAGCCGATCAGCTACGCGGCTCCAGTAATGCAGCAGACGGCGTCTCAGGCACCGGCGGTAGCAACAACTTCGCAGTGGGTGGCGCCCTACCAAACAGCGGTGGCCCCGGCCCCGCAAATGCAGGCCCAGATGGGGGTTCCACAACCCCAATACAACCCTACTCCGTCGTACCCCCAGTCCTACCAGGCAGCCCCACAGGCCCCTCAAACGGACAACCCGTACAAGTCGGCGTTCAACAGCCTGGTAGGGCTCCTGAGTTCGCCCGTCCAATTCCCATTCCAGGGTCAACAATCGACCGCGACGCCTCAAGCCGTTCCGGCCAATTACAATTCCCAGGTAGTACCAACTCAGTACAGCAACCAGGGGACGCAGACCTATTCGCCTGGGATCAACAGCAACCCGGCCTACTCCAACAGTTATTCCCAAACTTCGCAGGAAATAACAGCAAACCAGCTCCGCGCAAACGGAGTAAGTGATGCCAGCCTGCAAGTTATTGATTACTTTGGTGCCGATGCCCCTGCTGTTCTCAACAACTACGCCTGCAACATTGAAGACGCACTGATTAACACCAACGCTCAGTTGGTGCAAGCTGTGAATCTTCTTCAGGAACTTTCCGTTGAGCATCAAGCTTACGAAACGATCCTGACCAATCCGGATGTCCTGGCGGACTATACTTGTGAGTTCTTTGGTGATAACGGTCCCTACCCTATCCCCGATGACGCTCCTGTGTATGGTCAGCAAGTTGGGCAACAGTTTGTTCGTCCTGCTGGTGCAGCCACTGGAATGGCCCCTGAGCGCCCTCAGATGCCCTTCCCCCCGCAGCCCCAAGTGCAAGGTAACCCTGGCGCCTTCTGGGAGAGCTTCGGCTCACTAGCCGATCGTGACCCCGCTAATGCCTGGCGCTATCTGAACCAAGCTTCAGCTAACCCTGACGTGTTTCGCCAGAAACTCCTAGTAATGGAGTGATAATCGGATTTAATCCGATTAAGCCCCCTTTATCAGGAAAACGAATAAACGCCGTTTATCAAGAAATTAACTAAGCGTAGAATAAGGGGTAGCAAAGTCTGCCCCTTTTTTATTCACTTAGTGACATGGCTGTAATTGATAAAGCTGCTGCATTTCTTTCACAACTTAATCCAGCAATGCAAACAGTTGGCGCAAGTATTGCACAGCAGGGTGCCAGTGCTCTTCAACAAGGTGCAAACAAACTTGCTACTACAGGCGTTGCAGTTTCACTGCTTGATCAAGCAATGAAAGCAAAGCAAAATCCACTTATTGGCAAAGCAGCTTCAGGGTTGGCGAGCGCGTCAAACTTTTTGCACTCAGGTGGGCAATCTTTAGATAATATGAGCCCAAGCCAACAAACTTCACTTGGTTACAGGGCTGTAGGCGCAGGTTTGATTGGCTTAGGTGCAGCCGATCTGTATGCTCAAGGCAGGCAATCCCGCAAGGACAAAAAAGAACGCCTTGCTGGTCAAAATCTAGGTGCTCAACTTGGTGTTCAGATGCCTGGCGTTATTTGATCAACTAAGTTTAGAATAAGAAACAAAGAGTACAACTCCTTTCTTTAATTAAGGTTCATAAAAATGACAGGAAGAGCTAGCGCTGGCGCCCGAGCCGCTCAATTTTTATCTCAAATTGGTACTGCGGGTGGCCCAGTCGGTGCTGCTACTGCTCCTGGTCTTGTCGGTTATGGTGCTGGCGCCCTACAGGAACAATTGATGGCTGGAAATTCTGATCCTTACGCCATGCAGCGAATGGGCGGCAATGCTCCTATGATTGGCTCCCCTGATAACCAAGCGGCTCCCATGCCGTCCAACCTAAGCTCCAGCTACTTGCATTTAAATCAGCCTGGTTCGCCTCTTCCAATGTATGGGCTGATGGCGCACCAAACCATAAAGGCTGCTCAAGCTACGCAAGGCAACATTGCCGCCATGGGCCAGCAGATGCTGACTGGCATGATGCCCATGACCGGACAACTCCCTATGGGCGCAGCCGTCGCTGCTGCTCAACAACTTGGTGCGCAAGCCGCTCAACAACGCGCTCGTAAATAATTATGAATCACTCAAAAGCCAAAAAAGCTAAATCAAAAGCAAAAGCACGGACAGACCAAACTGTTGCTGAAATGCAGCAGTTGGCTATGATGCAAGAAGCAATGGCTGGCGGTGGCATTACCCCCGAGATCCAAGCACAGCAAATTGCAATGCAGGATCAAACTGCAATGGTTAACCCATATCATCACATGGGGATGCTACCTAACAACTACTACAGCCCCGGTAATGTGGTTGGCAGTGGGTACGTTCCTGGAAGTTAATAACGGGCATAAGTAAGTTTCTGTTATAATTTTTATTAATGGGACGAAAGTTCCATGTGCATAGAAGATTTTTATCTTCTGGTGTCAGCTAACTTCTCTGCGCTGAGTAACCCCACATGTTTATTGATAATGATTTTCCTAAGCTGTTAGGTGCGGAGCTTTATCGCCCCCACCCGGCTTACATCGTGGAAATGGCGGCTGAACCCGTTGTTGTCCATGATTTTACCAAGCAACCTGGTCAAACCGTTCAACTTGACCGTTATCGTTTCTGGGGCAACCCTGGAACGAAGACCAGCCGCGAGCGTACACAAGATCAAACGATCGGTACCGCAAGCAGCCGGGCTATCGTCAAGGACAAAGTGCTGGTGTCACTCCGCGAGTACACCGGTCCTGCTGACCCGAACAACTCCAACCTCCCGAGCACCTTTAAGATTGCTCGTGAGACCCTGATGACCGCTCAGCGTCTGCTGCTGGACACCGGGAACCTTAATATGTTCCACCAGTCCATCGGCTCTTTGACGCTGCTCGACGACTATCGTCGTTGGCGCGATCGGGTGTTCCTGGACGAGATGGCCAAATCGGAGACCCGTGGTGCTTCCGGCGATACCCAAGGCGGTTACTACTACCCCAACGGTAAAGCTCGCACCAACTCCACCACCCTGGCCTCTTACAGCGCCACCGAGTACGCTTCTGAGCGTTACAAGTTCAACGTTAAGACCGACCTTCTGGAAGTGGTTCGTCAGCTGCGCAAGCGCAACGTACCTGTGTTCCAAGACGGTTACTACCGTTGTATCGCTGATCCCTCCTTCATGCGCGACCTCCGTGCTGACCAGGGCTTCCGCGAAGTGGCTCGTTATCCCGGCATGGGTCAAGGCAACCCCCTGATGGGCGCTGCCGGTCCTAGTGGCGCCATCTATGGTGGCGGTCAGTACGGCCAAGCTCAGTTCGTGGCTGGCGAACCTGTCATGCCTACCGGCTTTGTGTTTGAAGGTGTGCGGTTCTTCGAATCCACCAACTTCGCCGCCAAGTCGATCACCGTTGATATTGGTGATGGTGCTGGCGCCGTTTCTCACACAACTCCTCCGGGCCTGTTCTTTGGCCCCCAGGCTGTTGGCGTAGGCATCGGTGGTCCTAACGCTCAGGTTCTAATCAACAACAACGACGACTTCAGCCGCTTCATCATCTTGATTTGGCAGCTGTACGCCGGTTTTGCTAACCTGAACAAGGACTTCATCACCTCTGCTTTCACTGTCATCTGATACGGAGGTAACTAACTATGGCAACTTACAAGACTAACGCAGGAGCAATCCTCCACCCTGGTGCTCAGATCACTCGCCTCTCCTCCTTCAACTCTGAAGGTGTGCACGGTTGGCCTGGCTTTGCTGCTTACGAACTGATCGCCTATGTGCCGATCAGCAACGCAAGTGGTTCCGCCGCCAGCTTCAAGAGCCTGGATCTGATCATCCCCTCACCCGACCGCCGTACTGACGACCGCGTTCGTGACAACATCACGACCCTGGTTATCCCCGGCTCTAGCGCTGCTCCTTCTTTTGTTTACGGCGCCTCCCTCGCTGTTGCAAAAGATGTGCCCGCTGGCACCACTGCTGATCCGGCTCCTGGCTTCCCCGCCACTCCCGTGACCGCAGACCTGAAGTTTACTAACGCTTCAGACATCTTGATGCTTGGCCCCACCTCCAGCGGTAACCCCGTTGGCCTCACGGCTTCTCCTCAGCTCAACGGTATTGCTGCAGCCAGCTCCTACCTGACTGCTTCCAGCAACACTATTGCTCAAGGCTCTTCCGCTACCACTGGCGGCGGTACCACTGGCGGTTTTGTTCCGTTCCTCAGCTCCGTTACTGCGGCGGCCACTGATACTTCAGCTGCCAGGCTGACTGGTTTTGACAACCAGATGGTGTACAAGATTACTGCCGCCACCACGTTCCGCGTGACCACGGTGACTGCTATTACCTCTACCACCGCTACTGGTGGTGGCGTGTACATCTCCTCTGATGACATTGCTGCTGGTAGGAAAGCCTACATTCTTGCTCGGATTAACTACATCCAAACTTCTCCCGCAGTAGCTTGGGATGACATCCAAGGCTTCATCGACTTCGCTTCCCAAGTTGGTGGCGACGACACCTGATTCAATAACTTGAATCAATAATTAAACGGGTCCTAGTGGCCCGTTTTTTATTGCCCTAGCATTTTAAGATGAACCTTGGTATTGTACGGGTAGTTGTAACTGCAATCTCAATGCTTTATCAGTACAAACCTACTGGCGCCCTACTTGAAGTTGTTTCCATGCATGGGGAGGGAATCTTTATGTGCGTGGATTCACAAGATGAAGTCTTGTTTGTCGAAGAGACCGACTTGATTCCCCACCTGGATGCGACCACCCAAAAAATTCAAACTGAAGAACGCTTAACGGAGCAATTGAAGCAAGAAGGTGTTTCTCCCCCGCGTCCTACCAACAAGGAAACTTTCCCCCTTGACATGCGCTTGAACATCAACACTGCCAGCGCAAGGCAGATTGCTGATTCACTACCTGGCGTCGGTTTGAAAACAGCACGCGACATCAAAGATTTGCAAACTTCAATGACTGGTGAAAAATTTACCAAGCTTGATCAACTGAAAGCAATTAAGCGAGTTGACTGGGACGCCATCATTGAAGAGAATCTTGTACGCGTTGAGTGATAACAAAAGAAGAAACTTTGCCGTGTTAAGCTACTAACAGAGGTTAACCACCTCAAGGCATTAATTTCTTCTAATGCAACTCGATACCTTTCTCCAGTCTAAAGTTCGCTGGCACCTGGGATATAACAACACATCTGTCCCCGCTGGCGACCAAGCGAGGCTGGAGGAAGCTATCAACAACATCCCAGATTCGTTCTGGTATAGCAAAATTGTCGAGCAGGTTACTCGGTGCGATGAAGCAGAAAAGCGCACCGACATGACTGGTAGTACGTTTGGAAAATACTTTGACACCACTACGCAACAGTATGTCAATGCTTCTCCTCCTAAAAGCCGTATTGAAAATATTTCAGGGGACGTTTCACGAACAATTTCGACCTCTGATTTTAAAGAAACCTTAAAAACCTGGACGGCAATTTATCTATACGAGACGGATCGATTAGCCCTACATCTTTATGCCCCCAATTATCGAAACCCCGAGCAAGCACGGTATCGGTTTAATCGGGAAGGCGCTGAGTTTATCCAAGCCCTTCCTGGTCCTGCTGATGTCGCTGTTGGTACTCGACTCATGTTTGAGACCGATTTCTGCTAAACCACACTCCATGGCACTAACCCCCGCACAACTTTTACAGCTCGCACAAGGCGCAGGCTTTAAGGGCCAGGATGCTACTACAATGGCGGCCATCGCGTTGGCTGAGTCAAGCGGTAATCCTGGCGCTCACAACAGAAATGCCGGCACTGGCGACAACTCCTATGGCTTAGCGCAGATCAACATGCTTGGCTCCATGGGGCCAGCACGCTTGAAGCAATTTGGGTTACAAAGAAATGAACAACTTCTTGACCCCCAAACAAACTTCAAAGCTGCAAAGCAAGTAAGAGATTCGTCAGGTTTTGGCGCATGGTCCACTTACGGCTCTAGCAAATACAAGCAGTTTTTACCGCAAGTTCAAAAAGCAGCGGCTGGATTGCCTTCAACACCAGCAACTACTACATCAACGTCAACACCTGCTACGTCAACAGCGCAGCAAGGTTCTCCTGCCAGCACTTACAACATTTATTTAAACGGAACGCAAGAGGAAGGTTTAGATTTCCTGAACAACTATCTTCCTAAGTTGACAGGGCAACAGGATAAACCTAGATCAATGTTTGATCCGCTGGCAATGTTGTCTTCTGCTTTTAACACCGATTACAGTAAATAGCAATGGTTGGAATTATTGACGCTGGATATATTGCCCAACCTGGTGAAGATTTTGCCAGCACAGGAGCGCATCTTGATCTACGTGTTCTTAAAGATGGAAAGTACATCAATCCAGAAACAATACGTTCTTTGTTGACCCGACTAAAAGTTGGCAAAGAACGCACGCCCCTTTGGCAACAGAAAGGAGCTGAATGGAAACCTGCCGCCCCAATCACGTCAGGGTTTGGCCCCAGGGTTGCGCCGACCGCTGGGGCCTCCACTTATCATCCAGCGCATGATTACGGATTAGGTGCAGGTACACCGCTTGCCTGGGAAGGACCTGGCACATTTACTCCCGGTAAAGGCTACGGAACCATTAAAACAACGGACGCTCAAGGAAACCCTTACGAAATTAAACTTCTTCATACAAAAGGTGGTAAGTCT